AGTTGCTGATCCTTTTGAGTCAGCAATGCATGCAGTGTACGAACTTCAGCTTTCTCATTGAGATGAGTAGCGCCAAATTCTGCTGCGTATGCTTCAAAGATACGACGACCAAAACTGTTCTCACGAGCAATTTTGATGTCTTCTTGTAATTGGTTTAGTTCAGCCTTTAGATGACTGCTAACAGCACGGCTCATTTTCTCAGCACTTTCCTTGACGAAACGTGACTTGAGAGTTTCAAGTTTGCTACGAGCTTCACGGACCAAGCGGACTTTTGTTTCCACTACATCACGCTTGTCTGCGGCAAATTCTTGAATTTCACGAGCTAGAGCATGCACCATGAACGACTCAAGTTTTTCAAGTCCTTCGCTGTGCATTTGTCGGTCTTTGCGCAATTCGCCAATTTCTTCTGCAAGTTTTGTTACCATAAAGCTGTTGAACTTTGTGGCGCTTTCGCCCATCTTGCGTTGAAACTGCACGCGATCTTCTGCCAACTGACGCTTTTCAGCTGCCACTTGTTGAATCTCTGCGGTGAGACCTTCTGTTACCATTCTATCTAGGGCTTCTACCATGACTGTCTTGTCGTGCTCGTAGCGTTGCGCGAACTCTTCACGAAGTTCGGTGCGAGCTTGTTCACGAGCTTCACTTAGCTTGGCTTCCCAAGCTTCGTTGATCTCCTGGCGAGTTTCCTCGGTGATCAAGTTGCTATCTAGCAATGGTTTGATTGCATCTAACATTAGTAGATTCTCCTTAGATTTTAAGTTCTCGAATGAGTTTTACGACTTCACTCTTGAGATACTTTTGCACTTTGTTGTCTTGACCAGCTTCTTTGGCAATCTCCAGCAGTCTATGACCATAGTTCATGTTCATCATGCTTTCATAAATTGCTTTGGGATACGCATTAGGCGCACTGGGTTGGGCAACCACATCGATTGTGACTATTTCAAAGTCACTCACATGTCCTGTTCTGTCGTCAACGTTGCCGCTGCCACGACTGGAAACTCCAAGTTTGACACCAGATGTCAGCAAAGTTTTTATCAACTCGCCCATGGGAGTTGGTAAAATTTTCAACTTGCCACATCCAGCATCACCTTCCATCCACATGTTTTCCACGCTATGGCAAACACGATCCAAGTTAATCTTCAAATCATCAGGATGGTCTACTTCACCTAGTACAGAGTTACCTTCTCTAATCTGCTGATTGATTGTGTTAACTGCCTTGGATATTTCATGTAGAGGATAAATTCTCTCATTGGCATTGCGCTTGTTGCCTTCAATGCAGATGCCTTTGAGGTAGAGATTCTTACCATGGCCATCAGATTCTTCAAGAACCTGTATGTTGGCTTGATTAAAGGTAAGTTGTTCTCTTAGAGTTTTCATTGATTAACCGCGTCCGCCTGGAGTGATAGAACGGTTGTTAACACCGCTGGCTTGGCTAGTCACTGGCTTTGGTGCAGCAGTTTTAAATGCTTTCTTACCAGCTTCTTGTGTGCTAGGTGTGCCAATTTCTTTCACAGTGTTCTTGTAGGGGCTGGCGTCATGATGACCACCGCCGTCAGCACCTGTGTGTACTGGCTTGACGCTGTTGCCGATTGGGCCTTTTGCGCCGGCGTTTGCAGCTACAGTAGACTTCTTGTTGACGCCGCCTTCTTCAGAAGTCACTGGCTTTGGGGCTGCTTTGAGATCCAAAGATTCCATCATGCCCGGTTCCATTTCTTCTGTGTCGTCCATCTCGATAGCATCTCCGCCTTCGTCAGGACCAAAACCGTCGCCGTCGCCCATGTCTTTGTCACCGCCCATGAGGTCTTCAAACTCAGCCATCAACTGGTCCAGCTTGTCTTCAAGATTCATAATGTCGTCTTTGGTAGCTGCTTCGTCGTTGCCGCCCATGTCGTCGCCACCAAAATCATTGTCGCCATCAACTTCAACGTCTAATTCTTCAACGTCATCGCCTTCGGCTTCCATGTTCATGTCGTCTTGTTCTTCAGCTTCAACGTTGTCGATCAATTGATCAGCAGCGTCGCCGCCCATGTCGCCTTCTTCAAGGTCTTCGCCTTCTTCAAGGTCTTCGCCTTCTTCAATTTCTTCTTCAGACATAATGTCTTCGTAGATTTGACGGCTTTTTTCCACAACGATTTCGTGGAATAGCTCTTGAGCTTTTTGTGTGTCATCATTGATCACGTATTCGATCAATTGTTCAAATTTGTTCATATGGTAAACTCCTGTTAGGTAAAGTATGTTGTTATTTACACAACATGTAAAAACTCTGTGGTTTATGGGGTAAAAACTGTGCTAAATTGCCAAAGTTATGCAATTGGTGCAGGTGGTGGGGCATATTGTTGGCGAACCAGCTTGAGTTTTTCTTTGTACTCGTATGTTCGCACATCGTTCATTTTGCGGAGCTTGTTGATTTGTCTCAAAGTCAAGCGAGTTTTGCGCAGGTCTCCCAGCTCAGGTTGGCTGTTGTCCTGCGACAGGTCCTGATATGCTTCAGGCTCTTTTTTAAAAAATTCGTTGAGAATCATGCTGGTATTTATACCGGTGGGGGTGCTGCTGCACCTGGGCCTGCTGGCGCTGGCGCACCTGCATCAGTTGGGCCGCCTGCGGCTGCTGGTTCCATTCCAGCTATTTCTTCACCTGTGGTTACATCGCCTTCAAGTCCGCCAGGAGTAATACCCACTGATCGTAGGTCTTGGCCTGTGGTAGCAGGTGCATCAGGTTGGTCGCGTTCTTCACGCCACATTTCTTCGTTGCGTTTGATTTCTTCTTCAGTCAATCCCAAGAATCGTTCCAGCATGAATCGTTTGCTCATGTAAGGCAACTGCTCTAGTCCTTGGAATGCTTGAATTCTTGTGTTGTCTAGTTCTGATTGACGATAGCTGGCAAAGTTCTGTGGTGCATTGAATCCAATAGAGAACAGGCCAGAGTCAATGTTGAATCCGCGCCATTTCAAGAACATCTTGAATTCGTCGTCTAGCTTTTGTGCAATCAACTGTTGCAGTCGTTCGCAATACTGGTTGAATCTGTACTCTTGAATCAATGCAGTGCCCACTTTGCCGTCGTTCATGGTAGCACCGGAATCATCAGGACCTGTAGGCAAGTAGCTAGATGGTACACGCAGGCCACGTGCCATTTTGTTGTTGAAATACTTCAAGTCGTCAATTTCGCCCAGGTTCTGACCGCCAGGCAGTGTTTCAACACTAGATCCACGACCGTCTGCTGTTTGTGGAAAGAAATAATCTTCGTTGATACTCAGCGGATTGTAGCTGGCATCCATCATGTTGCCGCCGCCACCATTGGTAGTGGGGATTCGGCGTTGATGCATTTCGTTCTTGACTCGTTCCACAAACGCCATGGCCAAGTGGCTGGGCATGTTACCCACGTCAATCTTGAAGATTCGTCGCTCTGGAGCACGCTGCACACGATAGATTAGAATAGCATCTTCCAGCAGTTCTTTTTGCTTGAATACCTTGAAGATGTTTTCCAGAATGCTTTTGCCAAAAGGCCAAAACACATCCAGGCCTTCGTTCAAACTCATGTGTACCACATGTTTGGAATCTAGACACACTTCGTTCATGGCCTGCATGAATCTGCTGTTGCCCACTCCGCCACCTGTTCCGCCGTTGGGCATGGTGTAGTTGGTGTTGCCGGACACAGATCCTGTGGTAGGGTTGGTCATGTAGTCTGTGGTAGTTTTTGCTGCCACAGTCATGTTTTGAAAGTTGGGATTGATGTCACGAATCACATACTGTTCAGGACGTTTGCCCTCTGATTCATTCACAATCACACGAGCCACTTTGCTCATGTCTACCCACATCATTTCAAATGTTTGTGGATCTCTTACAAAAATCTGATCGCCATACTTGATAGTATTTCGGAACAGTTTGAAGATGCGCTGATCCAGTTTGTTCAGCTTGACCCACTGTTGCAACTGCTTGCGAACAATGTCAATTTCGTGATCAGTGGGTTTGTCGTTGTATTTGACGTCAAACGGTGTGCCGTTTTGTTCGTTCATTTGAGTGGAGAATTCAGCAATGATGTCCAAGCATGCATTGATTTCACTATCCATGTCCATGTTTTCGTACTGATTGTAGCGTTCAATACGGTTGGGATGGCCCGAATACACTTCAGGTAGTCGGCTGGCATAGTTTCTAAAAACCATGTCCGTTTGTGTTTCTGTGCCGGAATTTCTGCCGTAACTGGGGTAACCGTCAGCGTGTCTACCGGAGATGGGACTGAGCTGACCTGACGTGTCAGCTACCTTGAAGTACTTTTTCCAGCCGGTTTTGTTTTGTTCTGCCATGTTATTATTTACCGTTAATTGCTGCTGACTTGCAGGATCCTAGTGCTGATGTCGTTGGCGTTGCGTTGCTCACGCACCAGTTCTGAAATCATAGACAGCATCGCAAAGTTGGCTTCTTTGGCTTCTTTAAGGAACTCTATAATGCCTGTAGGTTCACTGGCCACAGCGGTGTCAAACACTTCTGTGGCAGTTTCGTTGTCTGCTTCCACAGGTTCTATTACTTCTTGTCGCATGTCACGATCAAATCCACTATCAATAGCGTCAGCTTTGAGTGTCTCAACTGCTGCAAACATCGTACTGTTCATGTTTCTATACAAAGACTCCATGTCCATAGTCCCTGGATCAGCGTTTTTCATAGATGCTGTCATGTTTTGAAACAAGGAATCCATGTCCAGCGTACTTTTCATAGATGCTGTCATGTTTTGAAACAAGGAATCCATGTCCAGCATTACCGGCGCAGAATCTGATTTTGATTTAAACGAATCACCAAACAGCCTCACAGGTACAGCACCGTTCTTTAATGGTATTACTGCTTCGGCATTGCCGCCTTCACCAATGATAGCTGGTGTGCCGCCCGGAGTAGGTTCTATAATACCGCCTTCGGCCATCATTTGTACATGAGGATGATCCTTGGCAATAAAAGGACGGAATAGACCAGCATTGGCCAACAGTTCGTCTATAGGCCCTTTACTTTTGCCCATGCCTGCTACGCTGATGTCCACTGCGTTGCCAACACCGTGCAAACTGCCTTTGCCTGAACCTTTGACTTGGAAAGTCTTGCCTTTGTAATTTACTTCTTGATCATCTTTGGGAGCGGCAGGCATATGTACACCTGGCTCATTGAGTATGTGGCCCCTGACCCAGAGTTCTGCCTGTTTCTGATCAGATCTAAAAGCACTGTTTACATCTACTGATTTTCCAGTTGACTCTGCAAATTTTTGCAGTCTTGAAATCATTTCTGCGTCAAGACCAGACATGTCAGCGTTCGGGCCTATTTTGAGACTACCTTTGCCCCCGCCTTGTGTCTGACCTGCTGGCGTGGGTTGTCCTGGTTGACCGTCAGGTGCGCCAGCCGATGGCGGTGGCGGAGTCAAACTGCGTGTTGCAGGTCCGGATGAGGGTGGGCTGCCTGCTGGAGGTGCTGCTGATCCTCGACCGCCGCCTGCTGCGCTGGGTGCTACACCTGCTGGTAGTTCTTGTTTACCACTTTTAGCAGTTGGAGTTGCAGTAGCAGTTGACGCTTGGCCTCGTGCTGCTCGATTAGCATTGGCCTGTGCCGCAGATGCTTCTAGCTTTTTAGACGCTGCTATTTTTGCTTCTTTGTTGAGAACAAGTTCTTGTTGTTCAGACGCAGCAATTTGTTTCTTGAGATCAGCAATTTTAGCAGTAGTTTCTGCTGACTTGTCGTTGGTTTTAGCTATATCAGCAAGACTCTTTTTCAGAGCTTCGGTAGCATCCATCTGATCCAACAATTTTTTGTCAGCTGCTTCTGATTCTGATCTAGCTTTAGTCACTGCCGCTGATGCAGCTTCTTGTTCTTTAGTAGGTGCTGTTGGAACTTTGGGTTCTTTGACCCCAAGTCCAAAAATGTTCAACAGCTTGTTGACTGCTTTGCCCAGCACTTCAAATCCTGTAGCCAGAGTGTCTGTAGCATCGCCTAGTTTGTTGGTGATTACTAGGGCATTGTCAATACCTTTAAACACCACGTCTTCCATTTTTGCATTGAGCTTTTGCTGTTGCACAATGTTCTTGGAGTATTGCTCTGTGATGCCATCGGCCGCTTTACCGCCTTCTTGTCCTTGTTTTTTCTGATCTTCTTCAATTTTTTTATACTGCTCAGCCAAGTCTTTTTGCGCCAACAAGCCTAGTTTTGCGCCTTCGTCAATGCTGAGCAAGAATCCTTCTGCTGCACCTGTTTGGTACAGCATGTTCATGTCTTTGGTGGTTTTGCCTGCCGCAGCAGCAATTGCCTGAGTTCCTTCAATGGCAGACTTCTGTCCAGCTACCATTTGATTTGCAGTTTGCAGTGCTTCACCGTTGGTGCTCATCAACAGTTTTTGCGAAGCTTCAGTACCAATCATGCCTGTGGTCATGTCACCGAAGCCCTGAGCTGCTTCTTTACTTTGGCTTCTCAACAGTACATAAGTCTTTTCTAATTGTGCCGCAGCAGCAATTTGTTTCTCATCGCCTGAACCACGCATTTCTTCTAGCTTGGCACGGAAGCGCATTTGACTTCGAGCTTCTTCCATTGCTGCTTCTTGCTCTTGTCGTGATTGTCCTGTTAACTTGGTCAGTGCATCTTGTTCTTGCAGGTACTTTTTGGCGCCTTGTGCTAGTTCTTCTGTAGTCTTGTTTTGTGCTAGACCCACACGAGTTTGCAGTCTGATGTACTGCATTGTGCCTTCGTTGATCTGTTCTTGGGTCATGCCCGCAGCAATCAGGCTCTCACGATAGGGCTCCATGGCTTGGCCAATATCAGCAAACTGCTTGCGTCCTTCAAACACAGAACCTGAGAACAATGCAAGATCTTTAGCATTTTCGCCTACCAGCCCCACAAAGCTGTCTAGGTCGTTCATGCTGAGACCTAGCTTTTTAGCGTCTTTGTAGACACCAGTCATGCCATCTGATGCCGCTGCGCCTGACTTAGCTAGTCCCGAATATCCTTTGTACAGCTTGTCGGCCATCTCGTTGGATGCTTTGACCATACCAGCTGTGGCTGCTGTCAATGCTGTAAAGCCAGCAACAAGACCCTTGATAAGAGCGCCGCCAGGTACCAACAGTGTTAGAGCAACCCCTGCTGCTGTAGCAGCTTTGGCCAGGCCGTCAATGCTTTCGTTGAACGCTGCTGCACCTTTTTTGCCCTCCAACATGGCTTTACCAGCTGCCATGCCAGCTGTAGCCAGGTGTCCTACTGCATCAGCTGCTGTGCCGGATGCCTTGGTAAAGTTTTTCATGCCAGTTGATGCTTCAATCTCAGCATCGCGCTTTTGGTCAGCAGTGGCCTTGGTAATTTGGCCGTAGTAAGCCATTTCCCGGTTAACTTGCTCCATTATTCGAGCTAGTTCTTCTGTTTGCTGATTTATGTCTGCCATGGGTTATCGCCTATAAGTAGACGTATATTTATAGGTGATTCATGACCCAAACTGCTAACCCACTACGACAATTCTTTAGACAACCAGCGATCTATTTGACATTGCCCACACGGGGAGAATTTTGGCATCCGGATGCCATTAACATTCCTGAAAACAAAGAACTGCCAGTGCTGCCCATGACAGCCATTGACGAAATTACATATCGTACACCAGACGCCTTGTTCAACGGACAGGCAGTGATCAATGTGATTCAAAGCTGTATGCCCAACATCCTAAATGCCTGGGCTGCTCCTGCTGTGGACATCAATGCTATCCTGGTAGCCATTCGCATTGCCAGCTACGGTCACGAAATGGGGTTTGGCACACAATGCCCTGCATGCCAAACTGAAGAAGAATATCAACTGGATCTTCGCACAGTGCTGGCACAGTTAGACAGTC